CACCGCAGAATCGCTTTCTGAATTTGTTAGGCACGAATCTAGATTCGTTCGCTAACTCCGCTCATCCTAACCCGGTGAGAAGAAACTCGCTCTTCCTAACCCGAAGAGAACAAATCCCACGTCCTAATCCGACGTGTGCACGCCTCGTCCTCAACCGACGAGACCCGTTACTTTTCATCCAAGTAACATCCCCAAATTTCCGCAGGAAATTTCAAAATGAGTGCCTCAACCGCATCTCAACCCAGCGCCGCTCCCATGGTCCCCGGAGACAACCTTGACAAGTTCTCCCGGGGCGCCATAATGGATCAGCTGCGCCAAAACACCTCATTAAACCATGGGGCTCTCGCTGACACTGTTAAGAATAGTATTCTCAAGCAAGTGATCAACGCACCAGAGACGCAAGAAATTTTCGTCTCTGCCACCATCAACGACGTTGTGGATTCTTTGACTGCGAAGAGTCTTCAACAGAAAGTCTATGTTTATCAGAGACTCGAGAAGACCGAACAAGATCGTCTTCGTCGTACCTTTCACATGTTTAATCTTGATTTTACACGTGCCACTGATTGCAGTGGTCATCCCTTTTGGAGGGCTCATCGTCTCTTGTCTGAGAGGAAGATGATTCGCGATTCAGGAATCAGACCTGGGTCGAAGCCCGCAAGTGGTTATGACGTCGTCTATAAAGACGTCGGTGGTAACCCCACAACTCATTTGAATCGCGAGGAATTGCATGTGCATACTTGCGCTCCGCTCCTTAATAACAGCGATGACAAGAGAATGTCAGCTTATAAGGAGCGTCTTCGTCGTGAGCCTGGAAAGAAACCGAAGAGTCGTGCCTTCGCTTTGCATCAGGAACAGAATTCAAGAGTGATCTGTTCTCGAAAGTCTCAAAATTGCAAAATCAAGGCCGAAGTCTTAATCTTCTTGCATTCCACTTACGACATGTCTTTGTCCGACATCGCCAACTCCATGCACCGCGCAGACGCTCGCACAGCCCGCGGTTGTTTTCATTTCAACCCTCGTGTGTTGTATGAAAAAGAAGGAGAATTGATGCTCGGCATGTATTTCAAAAAATTTGTAGTAAACGGACGAGTGCGAATCAGGTTCTGGTACAAGGACGACAATCAGGAAGGATATGAACACGACTTCCTGAACTATGTCAGCCTTGTCAGAACGTTTAGAATTGCATCTAACTCCACTAAGCACCCGCGTTACTACAACGTCCAATTTGAAACCACCGACGACGACGTCGCGTTCTTTACGATACGCCAGTCCATAAGCGGTGACATTCCTAAGTCTTGTCCTTTTCGTGTTTTCACCAACAACGCTCTCAGCGATAAGGTGATCGTCTACTCTTGGCATTGGGACACCCTGAATCCGGGGAACATATCTACCAGTTCACTTAGTAGAATGCGCCCCGTTAGATTAATTGTCCCAAGAAAACTTTATAATAAGATGTGTTCGTTTGCCGATACCCTCCCCGATTCGAAGTTCACTGTCAAGAACATTCTCATCGCCGGCACTAGTTTTAATACTCGCGAGGTCATATCTGGACAAACTATTGGAGCTGTTGACCCAATAGACCCCTCCGAGTTAAAGATGCTTGCTGTCGCTGTTTTTGTCTTGACCTTCATCTCCAACTATGAGTGTACTAAGGCCATGTCAACCATGATCGACGACGAAAAACGTGCGAGAGATGAGTCTGACACAAGTTTCCTCTCTCGACTCACTCGCATCCGATCACGATTGCCGTGGAATTTTAGACCCGACAAATTCAAAAATGAGATGCAAGAATTCACAGCTCAGGTCACGTCTTTTGAACAGAAGATCACGACCGAGGAAGACCCACAATCTTCCAACCTCAAGAAGACAGTGATGGCCGTTCGTAGCTGGGCCACTGTCGAGCGTCGGTTCGACATCCTCATTCAAAAGATGTGTAACTTCCTGACTGTTGAGGAAGAACTTGAGTGTCTGACCATTTCCAGCGTCAAATGTGATCGTGGATTCACATCCGACCATCCAATCACTGAGTACCTTGACCCCGCTGCTGTTCGTGACGCCGTCATTGACTGTCTCGAAAACGCCAAGGTACCTGAGACGCTATATGATCCGACATCTTTTGTTGATGTGAATTGTCAGTCTGACCTTGAGTTGGTGTCTAACACTTCCAATGGCGACTGTGTCTTTCAATCAATGATAGACTCAGGTGTCGCCAAGGGAATGACCCCAAAACAGCTCAGATTACATTTGCTCAACAGTACGTTCTTCACCAACATTCGTGACGCTGTGTCTCAAAGAAAACTTCTTGAATGTGTGGATGGTTCCCGTAATGGATACGGTGACCTTGACACTTTCATTTTGTTTTCCCTTGAATTCCAACAGGGTGTGTGCATTCATGTGAATGGACTTCACCGCACCTTCGGATCTGCTCCATTTAAACATTTCATTATTTCCAACGATCATTGTTCGTACTTGAAACCTTCGCACAATTTTGACCAAATTCCATCCTACAAAATTGACCCGAATTCTCCGGACATTGCGTATGATACATCTGTTCGTGATTCCCTTTTTGACCAGTTTTTCAGACTGCGTTCCACGTACTCCAGAAGCCAGTATAACAAGAGGCTTGCCGCCGCCAAGCGTAATTACTGTCCTCTCAGCGAACTGGGAGACGGTAATTACGTGTGTCGTTCCGGTATGAAAACCGCCGAGATGTTTGAGAGGTTCTTCATTGAAGATTATTTCTCAGCTGTCTCAGTAGGTGGACCTGGAGGCGAGGTCCAGTACTTGACCGAAAAGGGAGTCAGAACATTTGGTATTACAAAAACCGATTTGATTGATTTTTCTCCAACCGTCAGATCCCATCTTTTCACCCAACTCATGGGTGACACTTATGACGGTGATATTACGAAGTTCGAAAATATTATTTCTTTTAGAGATGAGGTTCGAACCTTGTTCCCGTCGGGTGTCGACTTCTTTGGGGGAGACGTTGCTACAGCCCGCAACGATGGCACCATTGACCTTGACGTCATGGCGAATCTGATCAAGTGGGAAGTTTTGTGTATGAGTGTCACTCTCCGTAAGGGTGGTGACGCTTATTTCAAGGTCTTTGACCTGTTGTCTCACAACATGCCCAATGTTATCAGATTCCTTTACGACAATTTCGTCGATGTTGAAATCGTTAAATTGGAAACTAGCCGATCTGCCTCCACTGAGTTGCATGTGATCTGCCGCGGTTTCAAACTGCAGGATGCCTTGCCGTTGGAGGCGAAGAATCTTTTGGAATGCCGGTTCCCTGTATATAGAACTTTCAGGAACAATATGGCTCATGCCCAGAAGTACTTCGACTCCTTTGCGATTAAGGGTCTCCGAGAGTATCGGAGAGCGTTTGACACCGCCTTTCAACGAAATGAACATGTCAATCGGTTTTCTGAAGAGAAGATCGAGGGGTACCGCAACGTCCTTTGTCTGCCTGCACGGATCAGTGCGGGGGGTGTCGTCGACACCGTCCGCCGCACGTTCAGAAGAATTTACTCTGGTGTTAACAGCAAGCAGAGAAATTTCGACATCGAGTTGCAGAACTTCAACTACGTTGAACCTGACTGCGAATCAGTCGACTCTTTCGTCACCGCAGAAGACAGTGACGAAGACCTCCCCGCTCCATCCGCCCTCGACGCTAGTGTCGAGGAGGCTGTTGAATTGGAGGTCGGAGAGGTCGTGAGTGTTTCGTCGTACATTGAGTCCGTATTCAAACGCAACACTCCGTCGCCTGCAGTAGTCGATCCCTTCACCGTTAGTACTGAAAGTGATGGGACGTTCACCGAGTTGGGTCAGACCAAGGACTTGGGTATCTCCGACCCGGAGCCCCTCAATGTTCTCCCCGCTACCCCCTTCACCCTCAAGTCCGGAACCGTTTCAACTGTCGCACCAGTCGCTGTCCCCATCCCCGCACCAGTTTCTGTTCCCGCTGCCGTCAAACCCACCTGTCAAGATGCTATGCGTGAGTGTCTCGCTCTCACCGAGTACACATTGGAATGTCAAAAATCGAACCACAACCGCATCCTTAAGCGGTTGAAGGATCTTCCCTTGGCTTCCACGTTTACTCGCGAAGAGAATGGACTTTACTCATATTATCAGTATTGTGGGGACGGCAGAGTGAATTTCCGTTTCGGTACTCCCGTGGGCGACCGTACGTTCAATAAGTTCTTCTTCGATGGAGGATTTCACCCTATGAAGTCAATGAGGACTATTCTCGAGCCTGGTGATCATTACCTGGTTTCGGAATATTGTGAAATCGCTCTCGAACAAGAACTGATCGCCGCCTACAGGTCGATAGATATTGATTCGTTCGCTCTTCCTAAAGGTACCGAGATCGTGCAAGCTGGGCCTGGTTGTGGAAAAACCACCTTCGTCGTTAACAACACCATCCCCCCTCACATGCCGGGAGCCAGCAACGTCCTTTTGGCCACCATTGAGGGAAAACACGATTTCATTGACAGGATGCAGAAAAAATATCAGAGGTCCTACTCGAAACAGGAACTCGTTCACATAAGAACTCTAGCCAGCTTTCTCGTTAATCGCAACAAGAACGTCAGGAGCAAGGAATTGATAATTGATGAAGCTCTGATGTCTCACCCTGGTCAGATTTTCTTCGCTATCGCATTGTCGGGCGCTGAAAATGTCAAACTCCTGGGTGACATGTTGCAGATTCCGTATGTCAACAGAACTCCTGCCTTCCATGCGAAATTCGACAAGCTGTCTGCCTTCGTGCCTGTCGGTGAAACGTTGTACATCTCTTATAGGTGTCCATCAGATGTCGTTGCCCGCCTCGACACCCATTATCTTGCCTGCAACAAACCCAATGGTGTCAATGTTGGATTGAGAGCCGCTAACTACGCCGCTAACACGTGTAAAGTCGTCCGGTTGACCAATGATAACTTCCCCAAGGACCCTAACGTGCAACACCTCGTTTTCACGCAAGCAGAAAAAATGAAACTGCAATCCATGAAACTCAAGGTATCTACTGTGCACGAATTCCAGGGCAAGGAAGCTAAGGATATCAGGGTCGTTAGACTGAATCCTTACCCCCAGGATGAACTTTATCATAGATTCAACTACGCTCTCGTCGCCTTGACACGTCACACCACCTCCCTTGTTTACTACACGCGCGTCACTTCTGACGCATTGTCGAAGTTGATCAAGGTGGACGGTGTCACGTGTCATATCGCTGTTTCTGAAGACGAGAACCGACGATGTTTGCACGTGAAAGCAGGCGTGGCGGAAACGGAAGTTTTTCGTGTCGCTGTTGATTCACCGGTTGGAATGCTTTGTACTATACCTGTACTTGCAACCCACATCTCCCGGATTTACGACACCAAGCTGTTCTTCGTCCCCAAGTTTGGTAAGAAGGACGATTGTAAGACCAAACCCTTGGTGATGAACAGGGACGTCTCGATGTCGTTTGTTAACAACAACGAGGTGTTCTATGTTGTGTCATCTGAATCTCACACCCAGAAACATAATCTTAAGACTATCACTAAGAACCTGAAAATCTTGTCTGGCATATTGGCCGACATGGGGATCAGGAAGATTTATGTTTCCGGAGATGTAGAAAAGGACATCGAGCGGTCCGCCATTGGTTATGCATTGCACAAACAATTGCGGGCGAGATCTGTCCTTTGCTCAACGTTCGGTACTTACGACGTCCCTTCTGAAGTTTTTGATTTGCTGACCAAGAACGGAATTTCCGATCTCCCCAATTCCACATTTGACTCGTATGGGTTTGCTGAACCTGAAATTGTTCGCTTGTTTGAGATTAAGCATGAATTCTGTGTCGAGACTGCTCAGTCTTTTATAAATTCCTTCTTTGGAGAGTGTGCGTATGTTGATCAATCGCATGATGCCTGGGATGTCAGGAATGGTGATCTTGATATTCAAGTCGGAGATGTGTCATTTTCTCCGATAGGGTGTGTGCAGCTGAACAAAATGTACGATTGCATGCGTCCTGTTATCAAGACCCCAATGCCTTTCATGCGAGACTACAACATGCGCGAGCTGATCCTTGCTTTGGAGAAGCGGAACCGGAACGTCCCCTTCATGAACGGGGTGGTCGATTATGAGGAGTCCAGCACACAAATGCTCGACTCTCTCATAAACGAATGTTTTGACCCAGTCCTGCTCGAATTCCACAGATCTCAACCGATTACTATATCGTTGAACTCTGTTGGTGAGTGGTTGTCCGGTCAACCGACCCCCGTTCGAGACATGATCGTTCCTGATTTCGCCCTCCACTGTACTGCTGTCAACTCATACACCTTCTCCATAAAAAGGAAACCAAAACCGAATCTGACTGTCGATGCGACTAACTCATATTTGGCTTTGCAAACGATCGTCTACCATGAGAAACCGATCAATGCCATGTTCTGTTCAATCTTTCGTGAGATCAAAAAGAGAGTCACATTGTCACTCTTACCTCACGTGAAAATCTTCTGCGACATGTCCGCGGAAGAGTTTGAGGACGCATTGAACCGCGACGTGCCCTCCACCAAATTGTCACCTCTCCTTGAAAAATTGGAGATTGACATCAGTAAGTACGACAAAAGCCAACGTGAGTTGGCTTTGGAGTACGAATGCAAACTGATGCGTTATTTTGGTGTTTCAGAGGATATGATTGAGTTGTGGTTCAATGCTCATGTCCTCACGGAAATATATGACAGGACTACGAAGCTGAAGGCACTGATTCCGTATCAACGAAAATCTGGTGATGCCTCCACCTTCATTGGAAATACGTTGTTTCTCATGGGAGTCATCTGTGACTTGATTCCCGTCTCGACCCTCGACCTTGCCATCTTTTCTGGTGATGATTCTCTCTTGTACGGTCACAACTTGAATCAATACAAGAATTCCCAACATTTCGGTCTGAAGTTCAATCTCGAGATTAAGTTCTTCGAGTTTGAACATTCCTATTTCTGTTCGAAATTCTTGTTGATCGTAAACGACAGATGGACTTTCACCCCTTGTCCAGTCAAATTCATGACAAAACTTGGTCGACATGACATGGTTAATCCCGGTCATGTCGAGGAGTACAGGATTTCCTTCATCGACACTGTCCGAAATTATTCGGACTATCACGTCTGTTTGAGTGTCGCTGAAGCGTTGAAGGAAAGGTATGGTATTTTCACTGATCACACTAACTTTCTCGCGTCACTCCGGCATCTCACCACTAAGGAGAACTTCTCTAAGTTGTTTTACTCTGAGGTTGGTGATCGGATTGATGAGTCTGTCGTGTTCAATCGTGAATTCTAATCTAAACTGATTCTTTCAATAATTTAACAATGAAATCCTTTCTCCTTTTTGTTTTGTTTTTGACGACTTCTGTCCACGCGGCGGTGTTCATAAAGGACATCGTTCGCCAGTTGACCGCTACAAGGGAGAAACATCTCCTTTATAGCAAGCTGCAAATGCGTCTTCACTTTGTCGGCGAGTTTGACATCTCCCCCTACAAATTTGACCCGGAATGTCTTTCAGTGTACAGAACCAATGACTGGTTCTTTTCTAAATGCGAACTTCCCTCTAATTGTTCGAAACCATTGGTGGACGTTATTGACCGTAATTGGTTGGGGCAGGAAACTGTCCTTTGTCATGGTGTCCACCCTTCTGAAACTTCTGATAGAATGAATTTCTTTTCAATGGAATTCGTTCCATCAAATTTCACCTTTGGTCGACCGATTACAATTGACGGTCGAGAGTTCACTCGTTTTGAGGACTTCGTGCCCGTGTCCTTCTTCGAGTGGTTCTACATGGTTAAGAGTCCCGGTGATTCTTACGGTATTGTCCCGAAGTTTTGTTCGGAGACGTACCGTGACTCCACCACTCTTCCCCCTAACGTCAACGTGAAATCGGATGGTAATACTCTCTGTTTGACAGAGATCCAGTACGACCAGAGTGATTGTCGTCCCAAATGGTATCCCAGTTACCACTCAATTTTCGCTGATATCGACTTTCCTGTCGAGTTCAGTGGAGTCCCCTATTCTCCGGGTTCGTATAGTGCCACCAATAATAAAGTAATTGGTGCTGATGTCTATATGAAGGATAACTTGGGTAACACTCCAACCCATGTCATTGATAAGGTGGGTGGTGCCTATATGGTCACCTACTCCCCTTATAATGGGTTGGGACCGATATACATTGTCAAGGCCACGTCAGTCATCCCTAAGGGTGACTCACGGTGTTTTGAGTTGCAATCCCGGTACCATTCACCCTTTGAGATTTTGATTGCTAAAATCTCAAAGTTTTTTCGTCAAGAACTCGAGTATTTGCTCGAGTTCTTGATTGCTTTCGCTGAGAAAATCGCTTCAATCTTGATTGCGATTCTCGGCGAAATCATGAATGTAGTTCTGTCTCTTGTACCTTATGGAGACTTGTTCTACACATCTGCATTTTTGGCCGCTGTCACATATCTGTTTACCAGAGATGTGATATTGGCCTTGGTCCCCAATATTGCAATTTATTTGGTCAGAATCTATTTGAAATCTGCCATATAATTACAATGTATTTGTTTCTTCTGTTTCTTTCTACGATTTATTCATTTGAATCGTATATGGTTTCGTTTTTAATCGCATATGAATTGTTTCGTATACTGAATGACAATCTAGAGAAAATTTTTCATAATCATTCTCACTATGTCTGCCAACCGTGCCTCGACGAAATCCGTCTCCAGACGTCCGGTCGCCCCTCGGCAAGTGGTTATTACCACTCGGAACGCCCCACGTGCTCAGAAGAGCCCGAAGAAGCCCACCCCTGCGAAGGAGGCAGGATTCGACCTGAACAAGGTCGTTTCCGACATCTCCTCGACATTCCTCGCCGGTTTGAATAAACCGCTGGTACTCCTGACCCTCGTCCTGGTCGTCGCTCTCGTGTTCACACACGTGAACGACTTCTCGTCGGGGGTCTTAGGGAAATGGGTCGCTGAGAAATCAGCGAATAATTCTTTGGCTCTCTGGGTTCATCAGAACCAAATGAAGTTCCTTGGTCTCGCCATCTTTGCCCCCGCCGTACTGGACTCCCCGGACAAAATCCGGCTCGCGCTCGCCTTGGCTTGCGTATTCTGGGTGATGCTTGTACCTCAAGCATCAGTCTACGAGTACGCAATCCAGGCGATTGCGCTGCACACGTATTTCAGAGTACGGTTGCAGAACTCCCGCGTCTTCATCCTCTTGCTGGTTGCTGCCCTCTATTTCTTCGGACATATCACCTTGTCCGGGACACCGGGTGGGACCCCCGTAACCAATTCGTCCATCGGAGGTTAAGCCGAACTCACTTCTTGAGATGTAGGCACGCCACTCTGGCCACCGAACTCCCTTCAGGAGATGTAGGTGAACTCACTTTGAGTATAAACTGCCGAACTCACTTCATGAGATGTAGGCCGCCGCTTTGGCTACCGAACTCCCTTCTGGAGATGTAGGTAACTCACTTCGAGTATAAATACCGAACTCACTTAATGAGATGTAGGTGTCTCCTTCAGAGACGAAAATGCGGGGCAATTGCCTGTCTCGCGAAGTTATTTTTCTTCGAAAATTCTAGATTTTTCTAAATTCCCGCCCCGGCTTCTCCGGGGTCATTATATTATTTTTCCT